GAAAAGAAGCTGGCGAAGGACAAATCCCGCAGCGTGATGGAGTACCGGGATGGGCAGTAAGGTGAACCCGCGGCGGGTGCCGCGGACGCAGAAGGACGTGGATGCTGCCTATGACCGGGGTGTCACGGAGGGCCTGCACCGGGGCATTGAGCTGATGCTCTACGTCCTGATCGACAAGCATGCCGCGCCCATGGACGACGTGCAGCAGCTGGCCCAGGAGCTGAACCACGCCGCCGGGTGCGTGGCTGAGGGTTACATCACATGGGCGGACATTCGGCAGATGCTGAAGGAATACGAGGTGGAGGTGGTGCTGGAATGAAGAAGTACCGCGAGGAGCTGTACAAGAAGACGGTGTATTGTCCGACGTGCCGGGGCGTGACGCCACAGGGCTGCCCGCGCTGCGGCGGGGTGGGACTGGTGGTAGTGCCGGCCACAAGAGGCGACGTCCTCCGGCGGATGTCGGACAGGGAGCTGGCGGTGCAGCTGTTCGACTTCCGCTTTGACGGCTACGCCAAGGCGCAGGGCGCGGAGACCGCCCTGCCGGACACGATACATAGCATAGAAAACTGGCTGAAGGAGGAGATGGACGAATGAAAAGGAAGTTTATGGCCTGGTTAAGCGTACTGCGGTGGCGACTGGTACGCAAGCTGGGCGGCGAGATGCCGGGAGACAGGGTGTTGGTAGCTCGATCCATCAACCCCGGTCTGTGTAGGGTTGAGGTGAACTACGGGTTTATGGTCTGCAAAATGGCCGATCTGCTGGATGAACGTTATGCAGGCATTGTGCGGGAAGCAGTGTGGCATCGGCTCGTCCGGGAAATGGACGCGGCGGGGATGCTGCGGTATGAGTTATATCGGACGGGCGAAAACAGCGTGACGGTCGTATGTGGTCTGCAGGGGCTGACGGTGACAACCTCGGAAAAGCGCGAGGCATGGATACATAGCGGTATGTCAAGCAGTGTACTGGGACAGGTGGTAGAGAAATGGAACGGTTTGGCAGATGAAAGGAGGGGGGGGCAGTGAGACACCTACAGATGTCGGAGAGCGAGATCGTGAGCAGCTACCGCACGGCCCGCGATCCTAAGCGGCAGATCGGCATACTGGCGGAGCTGAACGCGGTGACGCCGCGGGAGATCCGGGAGGTGCTGGAGGAGGCCGGGGCACTGATGCTGAAGCCCAGGAGCCACGGCGGCGGGCGGCCCCTCAGCTTCGATGCCGCGGCAGCGCGGCAGATGTTTGAGGCAGGCCTCACCGACGAGGAGATGGCCCGGAAGCTGGGCGTGCCGGAGAAGCGCCTCGCCGAATGGCGGCGCCGGCAGGGGCTCATGCGGCCGAAGTACAACAGGGCCCGCGCGGCGGCCGAGGCAGAAAAAACAACGGCTCCGGCACAGACGCTGGAGCAGAAGGAGGAAAGTATGGCGGTGATGACGACAAGCACCTCCGCGCCGGCGGAGAAGGCCAACAAGGTGGTGACGGTGGAGACACTGTTTGACCTGCTGCGGAGCGCGGTGGACGCCGGGTACGGCGAGGCACCGGTGACGGTGGAGCGCTGCCGCTTCACGGAAATGCGGCTGCGTGTGGAGCTGCTGATGACCGGCGGTCTGCGCGTAGGCGGCGAGCCGGTGGCGGTGGAGCTGGAAGGCGTGCCGGAAGCCCCGGCGGGAAAGGAGGCGTAAGACATGGCGGACGTGAATGTGGCGCTGCTGGTCAGCCAGACGGTGACCGAGGCCCAGAGCCAGAGCCGGATCAAGATGGGCCGGGCCTACGCCAGCTTTTATGAGGCCTGGGCGGTCCTGCGCCAGCGGATCGAGGAGACCAAGCGGGACGCCAAGGCGCTGGAGAAGCTGCACGGCGAGCTGTGGGACGCCATCAAGGACGGCAACGAGGACGAGGCCCTCATTGAGCTGGGCGCCATCAACGCCAACGCGGCGGCGCTCTGTGCGGCCTTCGCGGGCATGGCGGCGGAGGCCCAGCGGGCGGTGGAGGAACAGACGTAAACGAGAAAAAGCCCAGCCCCTTCCGGGGCTGGGCGATGGCATCGGCGGACTTTGATATCGCCGCCCTGGCGGGCTGAAGGACTGCGCTCATGCGTGGTGTACTGACGTAGGCAGGTCGGGGCGGCGATATGAGTGTCTGACTACCTTATATATAATACGCGCAGGCGCGTATCTGTGGGCTCGTTAAAAGCCTATGTTTGGCGGGAAGGCCGCTTGCAGCGGAGGAACGGCACCGCGTGACGGCTCCTCCGTGGACGGCGGGCAGGCGGCTTTACCGGCGGGCGGAGAAATGAACAGGCGGCTCGTGCGGGCACGGGCGCGACCTATGCTATTTTATCGCGGGAGAGGGAGGAGCAAACCATGACGACGGCGAAGGAGGGAATGTACATGATCACCAAGATCACCAGCGGCTCCGTGGTGGAGCGCCGCAAGGCCTATGTGGGGCGCAGGCCCTCCCGGCGGGGGGCGCGGATCAAGGGTGCCAGCAGCGAGAAGAAGCAGGAGAACAACCGCCAGCAGGCCATCCTCGCCCTGGCGCGGACACTGAACTGCAACTATGCCAACGGCGACGGGTATCTGACGCTGTCCTTCACAGACGAGGCGCTGACCGCCTGCGGCGGCACGCTGGCAGGGGCCAAGAAGGAGGCGCGGAAGTTCGCGGACCGTGTGGCCTACCGGATGAAGAAGCACGGCAAGGTGCTGAAATGGGTGATCGTGCCCAGTGAGATGGACGGCGAGACCGGGGAAGTGGTGCGCGTCCACGTCCATGTGGTCATCTCCGGCCACGGCCTGCGGCTGGAGGACGGCGTGTTCTGGCTGTACGGCGAGAAGCTGGACGACGTGTGGGGCAACGGCACGGTGGACGTGCAGATCCTCCGGCGGCAGAAGGACTTTTATCCGCTGGCACGGTATCTCATCATGCAGGCACGCGGCGTGGCGGATGAGAAGAAGTACAGCGTCAGCCGGAACATGGTCAAGCCGAAGGTGGAGCACCTGTACACCTGGTCACCGGCGCCGCTGCGGGTGCCAGCCGGGGCCTCGGCGCTGCCGGGGACGCGGTACGATCCGGAGGCAGGAGTGAACTTCGTGCGGTACATACCGGCCCAGCGGGATCCAGCCCGGAAGGTGGGCGGCAGCAAGGAGATGGCTATCGCCTATGCCGGGGAGCCGGTGGAGGGAGGTGACGGGGATGGGCTTTAAGAAGCTGCGGGGTGTGAAGCTGCCGGAGGAAAAGCAGGGCTTCATCCGCTACACCTGTCTGACGCTCTCGGAGCAGCCAAGGTGGATACAGGAGAAGGTCAAGTACACCTGCGACATGGTCGGAGGTGCGTACAGCCATGCCCTTTTTGAGCTGATGACCACCCGGAAAAGCGTGACGTCCATCTCGCTGGACCACGCCATCACGGAGAGTGTGCTGTACGACATGAGGAAGGCCTTTTACGAGAGCTGGTAAACGGCTCGTTTTTTGGGATAACTGACACGCTTTAACTGAATGAACTGCCCGGAAGCTGTGATTTTGCACGGCCTCCGGGCTTTTTGCGTTTTTCCGCATTTCCGTGATAACTGCACGTTGAAGTGTTGCACAATGGATAAAACGGAGAGTATTCACCGGCGGGAAAGGAGGCTGGCGGCGTGGCTGACAGGACGGAAAAGCGGCTGGGTGAGAAGCAAAAACGCTTCGTGCGGGAGTGGCTGGCCGATATGAACGGCACGAGGGCAGCTATCCGGGCGGGGTACAGCGAAAAGAGCGCGGCCAACACGGCCAGCCGCCTGATGAAGGATCCGGACGTGCAGGCCTACCGAGACGAGCTGCTGAAAACGGAGTTTGAGGCGCTGGGCGTGACACGACACTCGCTGGCGGTAGAGGTATGGCGCGTGTACGAACGGTGCAGCGCCGCCAAGCCGGTGATGCAGTGGGACAGCGATTTGAAAGCCTATGTGGAAAGTGGCCAATGGCAGTTTGACGCCAAGGGCTGTTTGAAGGCGCTGGGAATGCTGCACGACATGATCGAGCGCATGGACCGGCAGGACGATGAGGACGGCGCCGGGGATTATGAAACGATGCTTGCCGGCGGGGGCCGGGAATTTTGATGGGAGGAAGCCATGAACAGGAAAGACCAGGAGAAGCTGCAGGTGTGGCAGGAGCGTCTGGCGCTGGCGGAGAACGCCATCGCCGGGGAGCGCGAGAGGATGCTCCGGCGGGAGCAGCAGTATGAGGGCGGGCACACCATCTACGCCCCGGACGGCACCAAGGCCAGGGAGAGCCTTGCCAGCCATGTGCGGAACGTGAGCTTTGAGATCATCGAAACGCAGGTGGACAGCACCATCCCTTCGCCGAAGGTGACGGCGGTGCGTGAGGAGGACGAGTGGCTGGCGGACGTGATCGAGGCCATGCTGCGGGGTGTGATGGACCGGCTGCCCTCGGAGCGCATGAACGACGAGGGCGAGAGACTGAGCCCGGTGCAGGGCGGCTACGGCTTGCTGGTGGACTGGCTGGACAGCGTCAGCGGGAAGGACTGGCTGGGCGACCTGAAGGTGAGCCTCGTCCACCCCTACGGCATCGTGCCGCAGGCCGGCATGACGCAGGTGGCGGACATGGATTTCTTTTTCCTCAAGACGCCGCAGACGAAGCGGCAGATCCGAAAGTTCTACGGCGTGGACGTCAACGACGAGAACGAGAGCGATCCGTCCGCCCGGCGGCTGGGCGCGTCGGCGGACACCACGGACCAGCTGGTGACGATGGTGACCGCCTACTACCGCAACGGCAAGGGCGGCATCGGGCGGCTGCGCTGGGTGAACGACGTGGTGCTGGAGGACCTGGAGGACTATCAGCTCCGGCGGGTACACCGCTGCACCGCCTGCGGCGCCGTGGGCGACGGCAAGAAGTGCGCCTACTGCGGCTCCAAGAAGTTTGAGGATGAAGTCATGGAGTACGAGGAGCTGACGGAGGACATCGTGCTGCGGAATGGCGCGGTGATCCCGGCGGTCAGCACCGTGCGGGACGAGATGGGCCAGCCGGTGGCACTGGAGGCGGGCGTGCTGCTGCCGCAGATGCAGCCGGGCGGCGGTCCGGCGGTGGCCATGACGGAGGCAGCCTACCGGCAGGAGCAGACGCGCATCCCCTACTACAAGCCGGACGTGTTCCCGCTGGTCATCCGCAAAAACGTGAGTATGCCGGGGCGGTTCTGGGGCAGCAGCGACCTTGACGCCATCTTTGACCAGCAGAACAGCCTCAACAAGCTCTGCACGAAGTTGAACACAAAGGTGCTGTCCGGCGGCAGCTTCACCACCGTGCCGCCCGGCGCGCAGTTCATCACCGACAAGGACGGCGTGCGGGTAGAGCTGCAGAACCCGGCGCAGGTGGAGATGATCAGGACCTTTAACACACAGGTGGACATCAACACAGATCTGGCCATGATGGCGCAGATCTACGAGCAGGCCCGGCAGACCATCGGCATCACGGACAGTATGCAGGGGCGGAAGGATCCCACGGCCACCAGCGCCGTGGCCAAGGAGTTCAGCGCCCAGCAGGCGGCTGGGCGTCTGGAGAGCAAGCGGGTGATGAAGCGGGCCATGTACCAGGACCTGTTTGAAGCCATCTTCAAGTGGATGCTGGCCTACTGCGACGAGCCGCGCACCATACGGCGGACGGACGAACACGGCGACGTAGAGTATGTGACCTTCGACCGCCACGACTTCCTGTACCAGGACGAGGCGGGGGAGTGGCAGTACAACACGGATTTTCTGTTCTCCTGCGACAGCTCGGCGCCACTGGCCTCGGACCGGCAGGCCTTGTGGAAGGAAACGCGGATGAACTTCCAGGAGGGCGCCATGGGCAGCCCCACGGAGATCACGACGCTGCTGCGGTTCTGGGAGCAGATGGAGAAGCTGCACTACCCCATGGCCGGGGATATGGTCAAGAGCCTGCGGGATCAGATGGAGCGCCAGCAGGCCCAACAGGCCCAACAGACGCCGCCGACGGCGCCGGACAGCCCCGGCGGCAGCGGCGGCACGGAACCCACGGCGGAGGAGCTGCTGGCGATGGCGGCACAGCAGGGAGGGGGCGAGATGGCATGAAGTGCCCGGAGTGCGGTCTGGAGATGATGATCTACAGCGCCACGGTGAACGCGGACGGCGGCAGCGAGACCGCCTATGTGTGCCGGAACCCGCAATGTGCCCGGTACGACCGGCGGCTCAGAAAAAGGAAGGACGCTCCGGCGGCGGACGACGCGGTCGAAGCGTGAGGCGGCCCTCCGGGGCCGCGGTGGGTGGTTTCGCACGCCGCCCGGAGCCAGACAGATTTTCCTCCTGTCTTACTACCGGACGCCCTGCCGAAGGGCGGGGCATCCACCGCAGCCCCGGAGCTGCACAGGACAACGTTTCGCCGGCGGGACGGCGGGAAAAACCCGAATACGGCGAAAGGAGGACATGAGGCATGGAAAAAAAGAAGGGCTACATCGGCAGCATCGCCAACGTGGGCAGCCAGCGCGTGGAAGCGCCTGCCCAGAAGGCGGCGCCTGCCCAGAAGGGCACCGTGCGCTTTACCGGTAACGACCTTCGGACCGGCACCGGCGCCACCAAGGGCAAGCGCAAGTAAGCGCGATTTTGTTGCCTCCAACAAAATCACCGCCTGCGGGCGGGACATTTCGCTTGGCCCCGGCGGAAAAGGGGCGTATTCGCACCGAACGCGGAAAAATCGGAAAGGAGAACACCATGAACGGATTGACGGAACAGGACTATGCGGAGGCCTTCGGCGTGGAGCTGCCCGATGAGGGCGGCGAGACAGGAGGCACGCAGGAACCTGTGGAAAACGGTACCGGCGGCGCCGGTGAAGAAGGCGCGGCACAGGAGCCGGGCACGGAGGCCCATGAGGACGGCGGAGATCCTGCTGAAGCGGGAGACGGCGCAGCAGCGCCGGGCGCGGAAGCGGGGCAGAGCGCCGAGGAGCGCAGCCGACAGGCCTACGGACGCCGGGCACGGGAGCGCGAAGCGGAACGGCAGGCCCTGACAGCGGCGGCACAGGCCCGCGTGGACGCGGTGTACGCCGACCTGTTCGCGGGCCAGACGAACCCCTACACCGGCCAACCCATCCGCACGGAGGCGGACTTCCGGGCCTATCAGGAGGCCAAGGCCAGACAGGAGCGCGAGGAGCAGATGCTCTCCGCCGGCGTGGATCCGGCGGCACTGCAGGGCATGGTGGACGACGCCGTGAAGCCCCTGCGGGAGCAGGTGCAGCGCCAGCGCCTGGAGGGCATGAGCGCCGAAGCGCGGAACGTGACCGCCCAGGCACAGGCGGCCATCCGGCAGGGCCTTGAGGCGGTGCGCGTGAAGTACGACGGCAGCGTCCAGAGCCTTGAGGACATTGTGGCCATGCCCACCGGAGAAGCCTTCCGCGGCTATGTGGAAAAGGGCCTGTCCATCGAGGATGCCTTCTACATGGCCAACCGGGACGCCGTGGACAAGCGGCGCATGGAGGCGGCCAAGCAGGCGGGCATCAAGCAGGCCAGCGGCAAGCGCCACATGGCCCCGGTGCCCGGCGCTGCGGGCGAGGCCCCCTATGTCGCCACGCCGCGGCAGAGAGAGATGTACCGCGAGATCAATCCCAATGCGACGGACGACGAGATCAATGCCGCATACGGAGAATTCTACAAACAGTGAAGCCCCGACACGGGGCGGGAAAGGAGATAACAAACTATGTTCATGCTTAGCAGAATGCTGGTGGGCAATACGCCCCCCATCGTGTATATGCAGCCCACCGACAGCGAGAGCTACCAGGTGGGCGAGGCGCTGAAGCTGGCCAGCGGCAAGGTGACGCTGTGCAGCGGCGCCGTGGCACCCAGCCATGTGTGCGTGGGCCCCATCGACGACAACGGCGTGGTGCCGTGCGTGGAGGTGCAGAAGTACATGGAGTTCGAGACCACCCTCGGCGTGGCCCCTACGGACTCCGCGACCGTCGGCGTGGGCGACAAGGTCACCCTGCACACCGACGGTATGCAGGTCACCGCCACCAAGACCGGCGGTGTGGCAGAGGTCACCGGCATCGACGGCCAGACCGTCGGTTCCCGCGTGACGGTGAAGTTCTGAGCGAAGAAAGGAGATACATAATATGAGTGGTTTTCTGACCGTTTCTATCGGTTCCGGGCTGAACGGGACCATCTACGGCGATTGCCAGGTGCCGCTGAAGGCATTTCTGGAGAGCCGGGGCGAGGCGTTCCAGCGTGAGAGCCTGCTGCCCTATCTGTACCGCATGGAAAAGAGCCGCCACTGGGCGGAGCGCTATTCCAGCGAGACCGCCATGGGCGACTTCGAGCCCGTGGGAGAAGGCGGCGATTATCCCAAGACCGGCTTTGAGGACGGCTACTTCCGGGACATCGTGAACATGACCTTCAAGCAGTCCTTCTCCGTGACGAAGGAGCTGGTGGAGGACTGCCTGCTGGGCACCATGAAGCAGCGCGCCAACAAGCTGGTGACCGCCTACGGCCGCACCCGCGAGAAGTTCGGGCGCATCCTGTACGCCGGCGGCCTGTACGGCACCACCGTTTCCTACAAGGGCAAGACCTTCGCCTGCGGCAGCGCCGATGGGCAGGCCCTGTTCTCCAAGACACACCCCAACAAGGTCAACGGCGCTAAGCAGACCAACCTGTACAAGGGCACCTTCACCAATACCCTGCTGGGTAAGATCGAGACCGAGATGCAGAACATCAAGGGCGACAACGGTGAGCTGCTGGGCGTGGCCCCGGACACCATCTGGATCCCCAACGACGGCGCGCTGAAGGACGCCGTGTTCTCCGCCGTGGGCGCCGACAAGGAGCCTACCTCCGGCAACAACGCCTTCAACTACCAGTTCGGCCGCTGGAACATCATCGTGGATCCCTACCTGACCGCCGCGCTGGCCGACATGGGCAAGAGCAGCGAAAAGCCCTTCTTCCTGCTGGACAGCAAGTTCATTGAGCTGAACGACGGCCCCATCTTCCAGGACCGCGTGCCGCTGGAGGTCAAGTCCATCATCGACACCAACAACGACAACAACGTCTGGCAGGGCCGCGCCCGCTTCGGCGCCGGTTTCGTGGACTGGCGGTTCGTCGCTGTGGGCAATATGTCCACCGGCACCGACCTCACCTAAGAGGAAGGCGGTGGCGGCATGACATGGGGAGATGTGAAGCTGGCTGCACTGCAGACCATGTACTCCAACGAAGGCGCTGTGCTGACGGAGGACGACATCAACCGCGAGTATATCAATGCCATGCCCGCTAAGGCCAACGAGGCGCTACAGCAGATCGCGTCCGTTGGCCGCCCCATCCTCAAGTCGTGGCAGATCGAGGTCGACGCCAATACCGACGAGCCGGCGGTGACGGCGGAGAAGCTGATCCTGCCCAAGACAAAGGACCTTTACAAGATACCCCTGCAGGACTACCTGCCGCGCTTCCGCTGCCTGAACAGCAGCGAGGTCATGTTCGCCGACGGCACCGCCTACGGTACCGCGGAGGACTGGAGCATGGAGGGTGACGACGTGTTCGTCATCCCCGGAAGCGTGGTGGGCACCTACACACTATGGTACAAGGCATACCCGCAGACCATCACGGCGGAAACACCGGATGAGGAGGCGATAGACCTCGCAGCGGAGGCCGCTGTGCTGATCCCGCTGTATATCGCGGCGGAACTGTACAAGGAGGACGACATCTCCATAGCGACCATATTGCGGAATGAGTACGAGGACGGTCTTGTGAAGGTGCAGACAGCTTACGCATCCAGCGGATCGGGCATCCGGTCCGCTGGTGTTCGTAATACGACAGGGTGGTGGTAAGGCATGGCTCAATTCACGGTCCCGGCGGCAAGCAAGAAGTACAGCGTGGTGGTGGAGGCGTTCCGGGGCGTGGACCTGAACAACAGCCCCAGCAACGTGGACAAGTCCAGGTCCCCGGAGGCGCCCAACATGATACGCGACCAGGTGGGCAAGGTCCGCAAGCGGACAGGATACACCACGATGGTGACGGCCTACGGCAACGCGGCCATCAACGGCATCCACCGGCTGGCCGGCGAGGTGCTGGTCCATGCCGGCGGGAAGCTGTACCGGCGGAACATCGGCACGGACGGCGCGTGGACACTGGAGGCCATAGGGGACATGGCGGACGCCAGGAGCCGCAGCTTCGTCTTCGACGAGAAGCTGTATCTGCTGGACGGCAGCGTGTACCGAGTCTATGACGGCACGACGCTTTCGGCGGTGAGCGACAACGCCACGGTGCCGACGATCATCATTTCCCGCCGCCCCACCGGCGGCGGAACGGCCTACCAGGGGCTGAACCTCATCGGAAAGAAGTGGACGGAGAGCTTCCTCGGCACGAAGGACGCTACGGTGTACCAGCTGACCACGGAGGGGCTGGACAGTGATCCTGTGACGGCGGAGGTGCTGAACAGCGACGGCGAGTGGGTGGCCAAGGTGGAGAATACGGACTTCACCGTGGACAGGGGAGCGGGGAAGGTGACGTTCAACACCGCACCGGGGGAGAGCCCGGTGACAGGACAGGACAACGTACACATTACCGCCTCCAAGACGCGGGAGGGGTACGCGGACACCATCAACCACTGCACCATCCCGGCGGTGTACGGCGTGGGCGGTGCCACGGACCGGGCGTTCCTCAGCGGGAACAGCGACAAGAAAGGCACCGATTTCTACAGCGAGTTCGACGATCCGGCCTTTTTCCCGGACACCAACTACACCAAAATAGCCCGCGACGGCGGCGAGGTGGTGGGGTACACCGTGCTCAGCAACACGCTGGCGGCGTTCCTCACCGGCAGCGCCGACGGCCGGAACGTGGTGGTGCGTACCGGCTCGCTGAATGAGGACGGCGAGGCGGTGTTCCGCATCACCAACACCATCATCGGACAGGACGCGGTGGCGCCGGACACCTTCTGCCGGACGGACAAGGAGCCGCTGTTCCTCACGGACCGCGGCGTGTTCGCCATCACGGCAGAGGAGCTGACCGGCGAGAAGTACAGCCAGGAACGCAGCTACTACATCGGCAGCGCCATCCGCGAGGCGGAGGACCGCAGCGCGGCCAGCGCGTGCATCTACGGCGACTTCTACGCCATGGCGCTGGACGGCACGATGTATCTGCTGGACCTGCAGCAGAAGACCTACGAGAAAAACAGCCCCTACAGCAGCTTCCAGTATGAGTGCTACTACTTCCCGGACATCCCGGCCCGTGTCATGTTCACGGATAAGGACGGCGCGCTGTGCTTCGGCACGGCGGACGGGAAGCTGTGCCGGTTCGCGTCGGATCCGGACAGCCCGGCCAGCTACAACGACGACGGCGAGGCTATCACGGCATACTGGGACACGGCGGACTTCGACGGCAACCTGTTCTTCCAGACAAAGTCGTTCACAGGCGTGGCCGCCCGGCTGGCGGCGGCACCTGTTACCGGCGTGAAGATCTACGCGCTGGTGCGGGGTATCTGGAAACAGGTGTACAACGCCAAGAGCAAGGCCCGGTACCTGAGCTTCGAGTACATCGACTTCGGAAAGTTCACCTTCAGCGGAGATCAGACGCCGCGCACGCTGTACGGCAAGGTGAAGCTGAAAAAGGTGGACAAGGTGCGGTTCCGCCTGCGGAACGACGAGGTGAACGAACCCTTCGGCCTGTACGCCTTCGGCGTGCAGTACAAGGAGCCGGGCACCAACTACAGGAGATAAGGCGGTGAATACATGGGACTGAGCGATTTCAAGATCACGGATGCCGACATTACCAGTAAAGGCGTACAGGCATCCCCGGACCAACTCAGCGGCACGGCTGAGGACAACAAAAAGGTCTTTGACCGGCTCACCTCCGGGCCGGTGAGGGACGGGCACAACAAGCTCATCGACGCGCTGGTCGCGCTGGGCGTGGAGCAGCTGATCCAGTACGGCAGCGAGGACATCAAGTACATCCGGCTGAATGCGGACGAGCACATCGAGGTATCCTCGGACGGCGCGACATGGACGGAGGTGGCCTCGTCCGGGCACCTGATCTACGATGCGGCGGGGCAGCAGATGCCGCAGCGGAGCCGGCTGAAGTTCGGCGGGGCCAGTGTGGTGACGGACGACGGCACATACACTATCGTATCCGGCGTGAAGGGCGACAAGGGCGATACCGGCGCGAAGGGCGACAAGGGCGACAAGGGCGACACCGGCGACCAGGGACCGCGGGGCGCGGCATGGTATCCGGCGGTGGACGGCCTGGGCAACCTCACCTTCGTGCTGAGCGAAACGGCCACGCCGCCGCCCACCTACAACATCCGCGGCCCCCAGGGTCCCCAGGGCGTACAGGGTTTGCAGGGCGCCGCGGGCGCCACCGGCCCACAGGGCATCCAGGGCCCACGCGGTTTGCAGGGCGCCAAGGGCGAGAAGGGCGCCACCGGCGCCACAGGTGCCACCGGCCCTGCCGGTCCTGC